CTCCGCTGACCGAAGCTATATAAACAGGCCTTCTCAACCAAGCCTCGACGGCCTCGGCCACCTCCTTTCTGGACGACCTAATCCCACTACAAGTGGTGGAATCTCCAACGACGAGCACTGACTCGCCTGGGTTGCTGATTTCTGCAATTGTCTCAGTAAGTAGGTGCACGATGCCCTCTTCACTAGGATGCGCACTCGGAATCTCGTACACAACCTCGGTTGAGTAGGACTTCAACAACGTGTCAATAAACACGTTCTTGGGCTCTTTCCAGAGGCTCTGGTGGACTCGCACATGGTACATCTTGTTGCACAACTTCTCCTTTAGGATCTCCAACTCCGTCTTCTTCTCAAGCGCTGGTAGACCTGGCGGGTCAACCGGAGCCGCAGATTCTGCGACTGGTGACCTGGGGTCCACGTAATCTTTGTTAGTATACGGAGGCTTGACCATCATGGGGTACTTCTTGTGGACCGCTCTCCACTCGGCAATTTGCTCGAGGGAAGGTAAGTCTTCAAAAGCCTTGTCAACCTCTGGCACCTTCTGCTCTTCAATCACTTCCTCCACTTGGACGGCTTCCGTCTCCGATGCGACCTCCTCGTCAGCCGCGGTGACTTCCTGCTCTACTGCAGGGTCTTCCTCGGCCTCCTCGGCAACCGGATCCTCAGCAACCGGTTCCAATGGCTGTTCCTCAACAACCAAAGGTTCCACTGCCGGGGTCTCTTCTTCGCACGGTACTACTTCAACCTGTGGCGCTTCGGGCTCCTTAGCCCTGTTCTCCTCGCGGGGCGTGACTTCCACCTGAACGCACTCTACGTTTGGGTCCGCTTTGGGCTCCATGACAAAATCGTATGTAACACCGTCCACTGTCTGGCAAAACGGCTCTGGGCCGAATCTCCTCTGGGAGTTCTTCCTCGACAAATGGACAATACTCATAAGGTCCCAAGTCAACACCGTCCAGTGGCTGTACTAGCACTGGCCCCCCGGCCAGCACGTTCCAAACAGACCTAGCATAAAGGTCTGGAAGCGCACCGGACTGGTGCTTTGTCTTTCGTGTTCTTTCACTGTAATCACCTTGACCTCGGTCGGCGATTGCTGCCGTCTTCTTGTAAACACGGGCTGCATGAGCAGCGGCTTTCACCTCGTCTTCAAAGACGACGTGAGTGTCCTCGTCGTGCACATCCATGTACTCGATGTCATCCAGCATGTCTCTGGCTCTCTTCCTGTCTTCGTCCAGGCCAGTGAAGTAGGGGTTGTAAGAACCTGCCTTGATGTCGTACAACAACATGGCAACGTACTTCTTTCCCTTCCTCTTGAACCGCGACGATCTCATCAACTTCTGAAAGTCTGTCCTGGTTTTGGAATTTCCACCACCTGACTCACCTGTGATGCCGTCCACAGCAATGAAGCTGGCACACAAACGAGCGATTAACTCGACCGTTGGATTGGACATTACATGAGCCATTGGATCACCTTCAATGCCATGAGCCCGGGCCATACACATGTTCAACACGTTGAGGCCCACGAAGACGTTGGGAAAACCCAACTTCGCCGTGGAACACCCCAAGTGCATGCCTGCGACCGCCTCGGTCTCGGGCGTTGAGCCAGAGTCCACGATGGAACCGCTGGTCCCACAATCTGAATTGTAATTGGA